CGGTCGGGCTGCGCTCCATGTCGGCCCGCTTCCTGTTCCTCGACGAGGTGGACGCCTATCCCGGCGACGTCGAAGGTGAGGGTGATCCGGTCGCGCTGGCCGAGGCCCGCGCACGCACCTTCGGCTGGCGGCGCAAGACGCTCCTGGTCAGCACGCCCACCATCTCTGGCCTGTCGCGCATCGAGCGGGAGTATCTGGCCAGCGACCAGCGGCGGTTCTTTCTGCCCTGCCCGCACTGCGCGGCGATGCAGTGGCTGCGCTTTGAGCGCCTCGTCTGGGAGAAGGGCGAGCCGGACAGCGCGCGCTATCTCTGCGAGGCCTGCGACGGCGCGATCGGCGAGCAGCACAAAACGGCGATGCTGGCCGGAGGCGAATGGCGCCCCACCGCCATCCCGCAGGATCCGCACGCCATCGGCTTTCACATCTCGGCGCTGTACTCGCCGGTCGGCTGGTTCTCCTGGTCGCAGGCGGTGCGGGATTGGGAGGCGGCCCAGGGCGACGACCGCGCCATCAAAACGTTTCGGAACACCGTGCTGGGCGAGACCTGGCAGGAGAGCGGCGAGGCGCCGGACTGGCAGCGGCTCTACGACCGGCGGGAGCAATGGGCACCCGGCACGATCGCAGCCGAGGGGTTGCTGCTGACCGCCGGCGTCGACGTCCAGCGCGACCGCCTCGAGGCCAGCATCTGGGCCTGGGCGCAGGATCGCCAGTCCTGGCTGATCGAGCATCGCATCCTGGTCGGCAATCCCTTCGAGACGGCGGTCTGGGACGAACTGCGCGGCCTGCTGGGTGAAACCTGGCGTCACGCCTCCGGCCATCGGCTCGGGCTCGCCATGACGGCGATCGACAGCGGCGACGGCATGACCACCGCCGAGGTCTATGCCTTCGTGCGGCGCGCCGGCGCTGGTCGCGCCATTGCCGTGAAGGGTCAGGACGGGCTGCGCGCGGCGATCGGCCAGCCCTCGGCCACCGAGGTGCGGCGGAACGGCCGCAAGCTAGGCGGGCTGAAGGTCTGGCCGGTGGGGTCGTCCTTCCTGAAGGGCGAGACCTATGGCTGGTTGAAGCTGGAGCGGCCAACGGCGGAGAGCGGCGATCCGTTCCCACCGGGCTTTGTCCACCTGCCGCTGCATGCGGCCGGCGAGGAATTCTGCCGCCAGCTGACCGCCGAGCAATTCGTCGCGCGCGCCGGCCGCAACGGCTTTCGTCGGCTCGAATGGGTCAGGACGCGCGAGCGCAACGAGGCGCTGGACTGTCGGGTCTATGCCCGCGCTGCGGCGGCCGCCCTCGGCATGGACGGCTGGGGTGACGGGCGTTGGGCGCGGATGGCGGATGCGCTGTCGCTGCCGGCAGGCGAAATTCCCACCGGCGGGAATGTCGTTCCTCCATCGCCGCCGCAGGTCGCGACTGACACCCAACGTCCACGCGGCTGGCTCGCGCCGCGCCGTGGCTGGCTTCGCTGAAGGAGGACGATCATGGATCCGACCGTCCTCGCCTGGGCGCTCGTTCAGCCCGCCGGCACCCGCGCCGCCGTCCTGGCCGCAGCCTTCACCGGCGGCACCACGCGCGTGACCTTCGATGGCCGCACGGTTGAATACCGCTCCCTGGATGAGCTCGGCCGCGCCCTATCCGTCCTGCACGCCGCCGAGAACACCGCCGCGCGCCGACCCAGCGTCACCTTCCCCAGCTTCTCGCGCGAGGGAAGCAGGTGATGGGCCGTCTCCGTGATGCCTGGCACGCCTTTCGCGGCTATGCCGCCGCTCAGGACAGCCGCGCCTCGAGCTGGGCAGCGTCCGGCAGCAGCGCCACCGCCGAGGTCGGTGCCGCGGCCCCCACCGTGGCACGCCGCGCCCGTGATGCCGTCCGCAACGACCCCTACGCCGCGCGCATCGTCGATCTCTGGACTGGGAACGCCGTCGGCGCGGGAATCACCACACGCTGGCCGGACAAACCCCACGCCGAGGCCTGGCGCCGCTGGTCCGACAGCACCGCCTGCGACGCCGAGGGGCGCCTCGACCTTTACGGCCTCCAGGCGCTGGTCATGCGCGCCGTCGTCGAGAGCGGGGAATGCTTCGTCCGCCTGCTGCCGGCTGACATCACACCGGCCAACCCGATCGGCTTGCGCCTGCAGGTGCTGGAGAGCGATCACCTCGACACCGCGCGGCAGGGCGTCATCGAGGGTGTCCCCACCCTCCAGGGGATCGGCCTCGGCGAGGCCGGCGAGCCGGTCTGCTATTGGCTGCATCGTGTGCATCCCGGCGCGTCCTGGGTTCTGCCGGGCGGCGCCACCTGGCTGAGCAGCCAGCGGGTCCCCGCCCGCGACGTGCTGCACATCTATCGCAAGCGCCGGCCGGGCCAGCTGCGCGACGTCTCCTGGCTCGCCCCGGTGCTGACCCGCCTCCGGGATCTCGGCGACTACGAGGCCGCGCTGCTGATGAAGGCCAAGATCGAGGCCTGCTTGGCGGCGGTCGTCTCCGAGGATGGCGACGAGGCCATGACCGGTCCGGCGTCCGGCCTGCTGCGCGATGCGCAGGGGCGCACCGTCGAGAGCTTCGAGCCAGGGATGATCCTGTATCGCCGCGGTATGGGCAGCGTGGAGGTGGTGAATCCCTCCGGTGGTGGATCGCACGCGGCCTTCGCACGCCGCGCGCTGGAGGCGTCGGCCGTCGGTGCCGGCCTGACCTATGACCAGGTGGCCGGCGATCTGAGCCAGGCGAACTACTCGTCGCTGCGCGCCGGCAAGATCGAGTTCCGCCGCCTCTGCGAGCAGGTCCAGTACGGCATGCTGATCCCGATGCTGGTGCGGCCGATCGCCGACCGCTTCCACGCCCAGGGCGCGCTGCTCGGGCTCTGGGGCGCGGATGTGCCCGACGGCCTCTCGCACGTCCCGCCGGCGCACGAGATGATCGACCCGCTCAAGGACACCACCGCCCTGATCGCGCAGGTGCGCGCCGGCTTCGTGCCGCAGCCCGAGGCCGTCGGTGCCTTCGGCTACGACTTCCGCCAGGTGGTCGAGATGATCCGCGAGGCCAACGCCCTGCTCGATGAGGCCGGCCTGTCGCTCGACAGCGATCCGCGCCGCGTCGCCAAATCCGGCGCCGCGCAGGACGCGGCGCAGCTCGCCGCCATCGAGATCGCGGCCACCGGTGCCGCGTCGCCACGTGCCGAGGCGCCCACCACTTCCCCAGGAGCCACACCATGATCCCAGGCGGCTACGACTGGGCCGACGACACGCTCAAGGTCAAAAGCATGCGCCGGCGCTTCCGCGACAATTTCGCGGGCGACGTCATCAATCCGACCCGGTGGGAGGTGCTGTCCACCGGCAGCGGCATGACACTGTCCGTCGCCAATGGCACCGCGCAGATCTCCACCGGCACCACGCTCGATGACGAACTCGTCCTGCTGAGCCGCCAGAGCTTCATGCTGCCGCTGCGGGCGATGGTGGCGCTCAACCTCAGCCAGCGCATCGCCGGCCAGACCGCCTGGCTGGAACTGGTCAGCATCAACCCCGAGACCAGCCAGCCCGATGAGCGCAATATCGTCGCCTGGCGCCTGGACGGCATCAGCGCCACGCTCGCCAATTACGAGGTCGGCAGCGACGGCGCCCCGCGGCTCGGCACCGCCTCGGGCGTCACCATCCCCACCACCGCCCCGGCCGGCTGGTCCGTGCTGGAACTCGAGCCGAACAGCGACGAATGCTACTTCCATGGCCGCGCGCTCGACGGCACCGGGCTGCGCGCCAACTCCTACGCCCGCCAGCAGCAGCTGCCCGACCCTGCCGCGCTGTATCGCTTTCGCATTCGGGTGCGGAACCGGCAGGTCTTTCACGGCATCTCGGCGGTGGCCAACAACGGCGGCGGGCTGGTTCGCATCACGCGCGCGGCGCATGGCTATGCGACCTCGGATTCTGTGACGGTAGCGAATGTCGCCGGCGTGCCGGGGGCCAACGGCACCTTCACCATCACAGTGATCGACGCGAACAACGTCGATCTGGTCGGCTCCACTTTCACCGGCGTCTATGTGAACACCGGCTGGGCGACGATCAGCCGCAACTTGGCGCCGGCCTCCAACACCGACCTGCGGCTGCAATTCGTCTCGATCTCCGACTATGCCGAGCTCACCACTGCCATCACCGCCGGTCGCGCCAATGCCGTCGCCGGCCAGGGGATCGGTGTGAACGTGCTGAGCGCCACGGCCCCCGCCCTCAGCGTGGTCGGCGGCCAGGCGCGCAACACCGCCGGCGCGGTGCCGGTGCTGGCGGCGACCGGCTACTCCGCCAACCCGGTGGCGGTGACGACCGCGCGCGGTGTCGACCTGCTGGCGACGCTGATCGGCGCGATCGTCACCAAGCCCTACGCCATCCCCGAGGCGGACTGGACCTATGCCGGTCCGCTGGCCGGCATCGCCACCGGCAGCGACACCGCGGTGCAGGCCGCGGCCGGCGCCGGTATCCGCCGCTACGTGACGGGGATGCAGGTGCAGAACGCTAGTGCCACGGCGACGGAGTTCCAGATCCGCGACGGCGTCACGCCGGTCTGGCGGGCGCTGCTGCCGGCCAACCTGGGGCCCACCAACATCGATTTCCCGACCCCGCTGCGCACCACGGCCAATGCTGCACTGAACATACAGGCGGTGACGGCCAGCGCGGTGGTGATCGCCAACCTCCAGGGCTTCACGGCGCCCTAAGCCCAGGATTTTTGTCCATGACAGAACCGATCGAGCCGGGCGGGGATGTTCTCGCGCCGGGGGTGACGCCATTGCCGGATCGAATGCCCGACGCTGGGCAGTCGATCGTGGCCTGCCGTGCACTGGCCGCACCCGTCACCGTCAATCGCGCGGCCCGCACCGTCGAGGTGGTCTGGAGCACTGGCGCCCGGGCCCGCAACTTCGTGCCGCCGCTCGGTCCAATCATCGAGGAGCTCGACATGCGCCCGGAGGCGGTGCGCATGGATGCTCTGCGATCCGGCCGGGCGCCCGTGCTGGACACCCACCGCCGTGCCGGCACACGCGATGTGCTAGGCCGCGTCACCGCCGCGCGCCTCGAGGCCGGTCGCGGCTACGCCACCCTGCAATTCAGCGGCGCCGACGATGTCGAGCCGGTCTGGCAGCGCGTCGCCGACGGCACGCTGCAATCTGTCAGCGTCGGCTACCGAGTCCATCGCTACGAGCCGCGGCCGGATGCCGCCACCGGCCAGACCATCCACCGCGCCGTGGATTGGGAGCCCTACGAGATCTCGATCGTGCCGGTGCCTGTCGACGGCTTGGCCGTGATCCGTGGCGAGGGGGACCAGGGCACCCCCGCCACTGCCATCGAACCCGCCCTGACCATCCCCGAGGAACCACCCATGACCGAACCGACGCCGGAGATCCCGGCTGCCGCTTCGGCGCCGCCCGCTGCGTCGCCGCCCATCACCCCGCCCCAGGAGAACCGCGTGACCGCCACCGCCCCGCCGGAACCGACCCGTGCAGCCCTGCCCGCGCCCGACCTGGACGCCATCCGCGCCGAGGCGGACCGCGCCGCCGTCGAGCGCATCGCCGCCTATGAGCCGGTGCTGGCCGGCGCGCGTGGCCTGGTCACCCCCGACATGCTCGACGCCATGCGCGAGGCCGCCATCCGCGACCGCATCTCGCCCGAGGTGCTGCGCGGTCGTCTCTGGGACGCCTTCGCCCAGAGCGCGCCGCGTCCCTCCCTCCCGGCACGCCCGGAGACCGGCCCTGGCCAGGACGACCCGGCCAGCCTGCTCGACGCCATGGCCGAAGCGCTCGCCGCTCGCTCCATGCCCGGCTACCAGGCGCCCAGCACCGGCCCCGGCGCCGGCCGCCACGTCGAGTTCATGGGCTGGCGCCCCTCCGACATGATGGGCGAACTGCTGCGTGCCCGCGGCGAGCGGAACATTCCCCGCAACCCGACCATCCTCGCCGAGCGCGCCTTCCATACCACCAGCGACTTCCCGGCCCTGCTCTCGGCTGCGGCCAACAAGATGCTGCTGGCCGCCTATGCACCGGCGCAGCCGACCTACCGCACGCTGTTCCTCCGCCGCGACTTCCGGGACTTCAAGCCGCATCGCCACCTGCGCGTGGGTGACTTCCCCAATCTCGTGGCGCTCTCCGAGAACGGCGAGATCCAGGCCGGCACCATGTCGGAAAGCCAGGAGCTCGTGTTCCTGCAGACCTTTGCCCGGCGCATCCGTGTCACGCGGCAGATGCTGGTGAATGACGATCTCGGCGCCTTCACCGATTTCGCCTCCATGATCGGCCGGCGCGTCGCCGACTTCGAGAACGCCACGGCCTATGCGCTCGTGAACAGCGCCACCGGCGACGGCCCGACGCTGGTCACCGGCGCCGCCCCGGTCTTTGCCACCGGCGCCGCGCGGCTGAACAAGGCCACCGCCGGCACGCTGCTCGACCTGGGCAATCTCGCGCTGGGGCGTGCAGCGGTGATGCGGCAGCGGACGCTCGATGGCCTGCCCATCGCCGTGGGCTCCCAGATGCGCCTGCTGGTCGGGCCGAACCAGGAGCTGGCGGCGCGGCAGCTTACCGTCTCGGTCCAGGCGACGCAGACCAGCAACGCCAACGTCTACGCCGGCTTCGTGCAGCCGCTCGTCGAGCCGCTCATCCCCGCCAACCGCTGGTACCTGTTCTCCGACCCCTTCGCGGCACCTGTCTACGTCTACGGCTACCTCAACGGCGCCGAGGGACCGCAGGTCACTACCGGCAACGTCCAGGGCGTGGATGGCGTCGAGGTGAGCGTGATCTTCGACTTCGGTGTCGGCGCCATCGACTGGCGCGGCGCCTGGTTTAACCCGGGCACCTAATCCCGACACCTCCCTTCCATCGTGAACCCATGCAGAGGCCGCCCCACCGGGCGGCTTCTGCGTTTCTGGAGACCCCATCCCCATGCGCAACTACGTCCAGCCGGGCAACAGCCTGGCCATCGCCGTCCCCTATGCCGGCGGAATCCTCTCCGGCCAGGGCGTCCTGGTCGGCGCGCTGTTCGGCGTCGCCGCCGTCGATGGCGCGCAGAACGCCGTCATCGAGGCCGCAACCCAGGGCGTGTTCGACGTCACCAAGGAGCCGGCGCTCGCCATCACCGCCGGCGCCCGCGTCTTCTGGGACAACACCAACCGCCGCATCACCACCACCGCGGCCGGCAACTTCCAGGTCGGCATCGCCAGCCTGGCGGCGCTGGCCGCGGACACCACGGTCCGGGTGTGGCTCAACCGTGTGCCGGCGATCGGCACGTGAGCCCGGTCCCCAAGGCGACGGATCCGAAGTCGACGCGGGGCTACCGCAACCGCAATCCGGGGAACATCGAGCATGTCCCGGCCAACAGATGGCAGGGCCTCGCCGACCCACCCTCGGACGGGCGCTTCTGCCGCTTCACCAGCCACGAGTTCGGCATTCGCGCGCTGGCGGCGCTGCTGGTCACCTACCAGGACCGGCACAAGCTGCGGACGCCGCGCGCGATCATCGAACGCTGGGCGCCGAAGGTGGAGAACGACACTGCCGCCTATATCACGGTGGTGGCGCGGCGGATCGGCGTCGGGGCGGATGATGCGATCGACCTCCACACCCACGCGCATCTGCGCCCGCTGGTCGAGGCCATCATCCACCATGAATGCGCCGGGCTGTCCTATCCGGCCGCGGTGATCGACCGGGCCTTGACCCTGGCCGGGGTGCCGCCCGCGCCGCCGGTGACGCTGCGGGAGGTGGCCGCCATCACCGGCACCGGGCGTGGGGCTCTGCTCGTGGGCGCGGCCGGCATCGCCACCGCCGTCGCCCAGGCCGCCCCCGCCATCCAGGCGCTGGGCACGCTCGCACCGGCCGTCGCTATCGCGGTCATCGTCGCCGCGGTGGTCGGCGTGCTCGCCTGGCGCCTGCGGCGGCCAGCATGAGCGCCTTCGCCGCGGCCATGGATGCGCTGGCCGCGGATCCGAACATCGGCACGGAGGCGACCTATCGCGCGGGCGGGACCGGGGCGCCGGTCCTGCTCCGCGTAGTCCGCTCGGCGCCGGACCGGCTCGGCGACGCCTTCGGCACCAGCGTCATCCAGGCCAGCGACGTGCTGACCGTCGCCATCGCCGTGCTGCCCACCGTGGACGCCGACGACACCTTCGCCCTCGGCGCCGACACCCTGACCGTCCAGCACGCCGAGCGCGACGCCGCCGGCATCGCCTGGCGCGTCTTCTGCCGCCGATAGGAGGCCCGCCATGATCGACCCGGAACGCATCGGCGGCATCGTCGGCGAGGCGCTGCTCGCCGGCGCCCTGGGTGCGCTCGGGGCGATGGCACGCTTCTCCTCCACCGATCGGCCGCTGCTCACCCGCGCCTATCTGCTGCACGCGCTGGCGGGCGGCAGCCTCGGCACCGGCGCCTGGTTGATCGCCCATGCCTTCGAGCTCGACGGCTGGTGGCTCTTCGCGGTGGCGTGGCTGGCCGGGACGCTCGGCTATGCCGCGCTGCACGACCTGCTGCTGCGCATCCTCAGCCGCAAATTCGGCGGGCGCTGATCCATGCGCCTCGGCGCCAGCATCGTGGGCGACCTCCGCAAGGTGCTGGCCGATGAGGTGAAGGCGGGGGAGCGCGCAGCCATGACCGCCATCCGCGCCGAGACGGAGCAGGTGAAGGCCGAGTTGCGCCGGCAGGTCACCAACGCCTTCTCGGGTAACGCCCGCGGTATCGCCAATGCCTGGCGGTCGATGATCTTCCCGCGGTCCGGGCAGTCGCTGCGGCCGGCGGGGCTGGTCTTCACCAAGGTGCCGAACGTCATCGACGCCTTCGAGCGTGGCGCGCTGATCCGCGCCAAGGGTGGCGGGAAGTTCCTGGCTATCCCGACTGGATTCAACGCCGCGCGCGGTCGGCGTGGCCGCGGTGAGAAGGGCATGCGGGTCACGCCAGCGCAGATGGTCGCGTCCGGTCAGGACTTCCTCCGGCCCTTCAAGTCGGGCCGAGGGTTCGTCTGGTGCCTGCCGCTGCGCCAGGGCGAGCAGACCGGGCGGCGGCGCCGGACCCGTCTCG